GCACTCAATACCATTCTCGGTGATCAATCCGTAATGAGAGCCAAGGTCGCCAAGGAATAGGCAATCCTCAATCCGTGAACCTTCAGGGTTCTGTGTAATCAATATGCCGTGTTTCGGAGTACCTCCGGCGCCCGGACCGCCAAATGTGCAGTCATGTATAAACGAACCCTCGGTACCGTCGATATCGATACACCCGTGATTATCTCCGCCTGACAGGTCAAACCCGGCTATTTCACTGTAGGCGCCGGCACTTGTCAGGCTAAAGACCTCGGCATCATTACTCGGGTTCATCTTTGCGTACTGGTAGCTCGGCAAACTGATGCCGAGGATATGCAACTGCTGCTTGGCCAGCACGACCGGGAATGTGTCCTGGGCCCAGCAATCCATGACCCAAATGTAGTCATCTCTCCCTGACTCGCAAAGAGCCATAGCAGCTGCTATAGTGCTTAACGGAGAGTCCGGGCTTTTGCCCGAAGCAGTAGCGGAGCCATTAACTCCATCTACCCAGAAATTGTCGCCTTTACCTGGCGAGCCCATACCAGAGCCAATCCATACATCAGCGCTTATCTTTCCGAAATGCCAGTGTCCTCTGTTTCGTATCATTTTAGTTCATTTACCTCCTCACTGGTATTTGGGCTTCTAGCCCATTTGAACTATAGGTTCTCCTCTTCTATCATCCGGACTGGGTAGGGTGCAGTCATAGCGAATGAACCCGCCTCGTACAAGACCGCCAATTCTCCGCTCGCTCTCGGGTAGGTCTAAGACCTCTCCTGCACTATAACGCTTCCCCGCCCAGTCCAGCTCTTTAAGCACTCTAAAGCGCATCAACGCGCCTCCTTTATGCTACGGCGTTTATGATTTCGTATCCGGTATCAGCCGCGGTTACCTTCTGGATAAAGGCATGGTCAGCAAGCAGCAGGTCCCGCTTGCGAAGCCTCTCTTCTTCCCGGGTAATGGCAATCGTGTAGCCGTTCTGCTTCCAGCTGAAAGCGTAACCGGCTGCCGGTATCATAAGACCAGGTGAGCTCGGGACGTACATCAGGATAGCGTTCTTGTCCCAGATATATGATCCGGAGAACACCGCGCCTTCAGCGGCGGTGTTCTTGACCGCGTCGCCGACGATAAGCCGGTCTACATTGAGTACACTCGCTACAAGAGCTTCGGTAAGTATGCCCGTCTGCGTATGCTTGAACAGGTCAATCAAATCCGGGTGGTTCTTGAGTTTCGACCAGACCTCTTCATTCATAAACAAGACGTTCGGTTTCGTGCCGGTCAGTTTCTTTATTGCCTGGCGCCCGGTTTCGACATCACTTATCGGGTTCGAGTTGGCATAATCGCTCCACTGGCTACCGCCGCTGAGAGTCGTGTCACTCGTCCATGCCCCAGCATCCATTATCAACGCTTTCAGTTTCAGCTCCCTGTTCAGCGCGAACTGGTCGGATAGCCACTCGGCGCCAGCGGTTTCCAGGTTAACCGCAGCATCCTGGTTCTCAAGCACATCCCAGGGCAGAGGGAAACTGAGTGCCCTGTTAATGCACTCGAACTGGGTGCTGGAAAGCTCCATTCCGCCTTCAGCGTATGTTCCACCCGGTCCTCGAACCTCTGTATGATCGCGAAACCAGAAGTCTTTGGTCCAGACGTAATAATAGTCAGACTGCTTATCGACTGGTACCTGTGGGAAAAGCAGGTCGGCAACATACCCCTCATTTCTATGAGCTATGGATATGTTTGACAAAGCCGTATCAATATGAACATCATGCGTAGTTGGTTGAGCCATTTTCTACTACCTCCTCCGTATTCTCTCTAATCTACGCCGGCACCACGTGACCGCCGCCTCTGGATATCAGTATTCTACCGATAGAGCCGCTTACGACTGCATCAATGGCGATGCCGATAGTATTGTCGTCTGCCACAGCAGCAACAAGATGCCCGTCACTGCCACAGGTTACCCAGGTACCCTCGTCGAGACTGGCTCCTCCCATTGCCTTAGCGATTCCGTAGATAAGAACAAGGGCTTCCTCATCCTCGGCATTGGGCTTGTTCTGGAGAATACCGATAAGAGCCTCGGAAGGGTCGTCTGCATCGTCAGCCAGCTTTACCTTACCATCGGTATCCAACGTCATTACGTGAAACTGATAGCTGGAAAGGTTACCGCTCGCGGGCAGGGTGATTTCTGGTCCGTCTTGATTTGTACCTGTCATTTCTGAAATACCTCCTATATTACTATTCTATGACCTATTCCTGCCGTTCCTTAGCCGGTGATTCAGCAAAGACTATCGGCCGGTTAGCCATGTAATTCTTGTACTTCTCCGGCTCTTCGTCCTTCATCTGAGCGAACGCAGTCGGCTCGTCGACGTGCTTCTCAGACATCCGGGTATCCACGAGTTTCAGGAATTCGTGCTTATCATCATCACCGTCGCCTTCGGCCGGGCTTCCCTTGATCTTGCCGGCGCCAGCTGCTTCCAGAGCAATCTGCGTATCCTGGTAGGTCTTCAGCATATCTTCGGCTGCACCCTTGTCCCTCATCTCCGTGTCGACCAGCTTCTGGGCTATCTCGTCCGGGGTGCCACTGATAAGGCTCAGCTTGGTGGCATGCTCCTTGTAATATGCGTAACGGCCTTCCTTCTCGAGCTTGCCAACACGTTCCTTCAGAGTCCTGTTCTCATCGGTCAAGCTCTTGTACTCCTTGGGTTCAGGCCCGGGTTCGCCCTTCAGCTTGGTCAACGCCGCCAGGATATCTTCCTTACTGGCTCCTTCGTCCAGCTCGAGTGCGACGGCGATATCTTTAAGCTCTACCTCGCCACCCTGCTGAAGTAACTCGATTGCAGCGACTACCGCTGCTTCGTCTGCGTCTTCCGCCAGTCCAAGTTTCTCGTTTACTTCTTTCATTACCTCTGTTCCTCCCTGTTTTAATATCTCTAGTGCAACAATACAATCGTCAACGCTTGCGTCCTCCTCAAGTCCGAGGTCCCCGCGGATATACCGCAAACGCTCTTCTACTTCTGTGAGCTTCTTACCCATACCCTTGAGCTTGGATTTTATCTCTTTCCAGAGTGTCCTGATTGTGCCGGCTCCGGACTTTCCTTTGATAGCTGCCTCAACAGCTCCTTCGGCAGCTTCAAGGGTCTTCTTTATATCGTTGTCCTCTTCTTCGAGGTTTATCCCGAACAATACCGTTCTGGTCGGCTTCTCTGTATACGTGAAGACAGACGCCACCTCAAGGGGCGCTGTTTCCCGGACCGCCGGTAACTCTGCTCCGAGCAGTGCAACGGCTGTCAGGACTATCGGGTAAGTTTTACCTTCATCTTCGAATCCAATCCTGACTTCAGCGCTAACCTGATTGAAGCTCTTTGCTTTGATTAAGTCGGATATCGCTACCGGTACATCGGAGAAGTCGCCTTTCACAATGTCGTCTTCTATATACAGTTTAGACACCCAGCCGAGCGCGATAGCACCTTCTCCATCTTCACCGGTGATAAATCCTTCGGGGACGCCGAGCTTCTTTGCAAGCTCTATATTGAATTTATCGCTGGTATGCCCTACCTTTAACGGCGGGTCTACCCGGCCTGAAAGAGCTTTGAACGCCGACACCATATCTTTTAGGTCTTCATCAGTGTATTCATCACCGTTCCAGGTGCCGATAGCAAATATCTCCACTCCCTCAACGGTCGTGGTCTTCAGCTCTGCCAGGTCAGCTTGCTTAACAAGCTTACCATTCTTCCGGACAAAGCCAGCTTTCTTTGCTATCTTCTCGTACGCCTTGATTTTCGTGGGGCTTAGGTCCTCTGCTTTCTCTGACTGCCCGGTTACTTCCTTCTCCAACCAGGCACAAAATGCCTCGGGGTCGTCCATGTCCTGATTATCTGCTACGCAAGCGTCAAAATCGGGGTAAGGTCCGATTGGCATTCGTTCACCTCCTATAAACACAAAAAACCCGAGAACAATCACTGCTCTCGGGTTCGCAACCTCTATACAGCTCCGGGCTTAAAGCCTCTTAAACTATTATTCAGCTACCTTATGTATTCAACTTATCATATACACACAAAACTTGTCAAGCCCCAGCTACAATAACACCTGCTGTCTATTCCTTTCGACTACCTGCCGACAGTATTAGATTACTGTTTGTTCAGCTTCATTTTATTTTCGATTTCCACTATCGCCTTGTAAATCGGGTAGATTTGCTGTGGTACGACAGCGTTTCCGAGTCCTTTAAGTCTGTCCACCCGAGAGGAAATCCCATTAGCCACTCTACCCACGTTGGGTTCAGACTGCCAGTATTGTTCTCGGTAGTAACAACTGTCTGTAAATCCTTTCCACCCTGTCCATGTAATCCCGGACTGTTCGCATTTTGGGCTTTCGGAGTAGGATATATCTTCGCCATCCCCGCCAGCGTTAATGTTTTCTTTTCTCGGTCGCCGTTCTGATACTGGTACTGGTGACCGCGTGAATCCGTTGTCTGTGGAGTCGGCCATAATACCTGTTCTCTCAGATTCGCACACCCGCCTTTGTTCGCCTTCTCCGACCTTTCCTCTGGTTTTCGTATATCCGACCTCGTATCCATCACGCTTGGAGTACCCCACAATGAAAACTCTGTCTCTCTTGTGTAACGCACCCACATCGACAGCTCCGAAAGTACACCATCCAACAGCATACCCCATCTCGGACAAGTCCCCGAGTATTCCTCGAAAGAACCATCCAGCATCACTTGATAATATTCCTGGTACGTTTTCAGCCACGACCCATCGTGGTCTAATCTCGCCAATGACACGCCTGAACTCTGGCCAAAGGTTACGTTCATCAGCAGAGCCTTTACGCTGTCCTGCAACTGAGTGAGGCTGGCAGGGGAAGCCGCCGGAGATAATATCAATGGTGCATAACCTACCTGAGTAGCAAGGTGAGTACTCATTTCTGGTGGGCGGTTGGATGTCATCGGTTTCCCGAAATCCGCATCCCCCGCTTTCGGAGTCATCCATAATCTTTTCGATTGCTTCTTTTGTGACATCCCTAACGTCCTCTATTATCGGTATGCCAGAGAAGTTTTTTTTTAATACTCCCTGGCAGTATTTATCCTTTTCAACCATGCAGACGGTTTTGATTCCAGCCCACTCGCTTGCCAAATCGTCCCCGCCTATTCCTGAGAATAAACTTAATTTATTCAGCATCTCATACATATCCTCACAGTATTGCAGTACTCCCCTAATCTAGCCATGGAAGAAGCTGCTCCAAAAACTTGATGTATTCTTGAACTTCCTTCTTACCCCATCTGGTTATTAGCGGGGGATTTACTACCAATCCGCTTTTGTCTATTAAGCACTCATATTCCCCTTCACGAATATGGGCTTTATCGCTACGCTTTTGTACCATTCGTTACCCCCAGGTATTTCTCTGCTCTCTTCATCATTCTCAAGCAGGTTTTACAAGTCACCTTCTTTATATCGTCGGTGAGCTGCACCTCGTCGAAACCTACCCAGTGGTAATGCAGGGCTTGTTTAGGATATTGTGCGTCCCTCAGATGAATAGGAACCGCCATTTTAGCTTCACCTCCTACAGTATCTACTTACTGTTAGCTTTTATATTATATATGACAATCTGAAACAATCGACTCTAACTTATTTAAATTCGCTTCCTGTACCATTCCTAAACGTAATTCCTCCCTCCTCTCTTTCGATGATTATAGCATTAGGAGACTGTGAAAGCAAGTTGTAACGCTACAATATACAGGTCATTTTTATCTTAGCCACCAGCTCCGTCATAATCAGTTGATAAGTCATTTATCCAGTTTGGAACCCCTACAAAACTACACTTAGTACAGCGGTAATACGAGCCAGCGGCACCTTGACTGGAACCGTAATCCTCGTAGCAGTCGCTACCGCACCAAGGGCATACCGGTTTCATATTCATCATTTCACCTTCTTTCTCTGACTGTAAGGCAGGTCATGGGTCCAACCGCATCTTTCGCAGTCAATAGCTACAGCTACAGCCTGGTATATCCGGACAGCCTTCTTCCCATTGACTATCTCCAGGTAATCACCATGGTCTTTAGCCAGGAGCTTACCGCAGCGGGGGCAAAGTACGTCTTGGGACAATTAACCCTCCTATAGGCACAAGTATATTTGGCTTCTTCTCCGTTTTCTTAATCCGCGGACACCGACCGTTATGGACATAACCATTACCGACTTTCTTCAGCGGAGGCGTACCACGAATACCCCCAGGAGCTCCACACCTTGAGCATACTATCATTCGACCTCTGTCACGCTTCTTCAATTCAACTCCTTAATCCAGACCTGCTTATCGCACATTGGCTGGTCTAAGTGTAGCAGGAAATAATTTAATTTTCACGTAAACACTCTACTTTTTAACCAGTTCTATAGTACCTTCGCAAGTATACGTCTCTATATAACGTTCACCGCGAGGAACTTCTTCATCGTCTGTATTAGCTACAGTTGCTAATATATATTCACCGTTATTATTGAACATAGCATACAGACCGGCTTCATCATCAGCAGCCCAGCAGAATTTTGTTATATCCTTCCCGGTATCTTTATCGATTACCTTATAATTCTTGCAATCTGGATGTACGCCAACTATTTTTTCCATGCAATCCTCCTTTATGCAACCATATTCCATCCACCATCCCCGCACTAATTCTGGTTAAATTGGCCAGGCATCTGGTCACCGGGCATTTCCAGCTTTGGCTTTTTCGTGGCTGTATCTTTTACTATCTTCACAGCATAAATATTACCGCAAGGCTTATCAGGATAACCAAGGCAAATATCCATCCATACCTCGTACAATGGTATTTCAGTACCGTACGGCATCTGGTTAACCATCTCTCTATCAACAACGGAGTCGCGAATTATATGGGTGCAGAAACCCAGACCTCGACGCATACGACCTTCCTCTTTTTCTGTTTTCGCCAGCTCCTCAACAAACCTCCTTTTTGACCCACATACAGGGCACTTATCAATTAAAATAACTCCGTTCTCCATAAAACCTCCTTATGCTACTCTCGTCCAGCCTCCATCTTCATATACTTCTATGCTGCAACGGCAGTTACCGAGACAAGTTACATTACCTGCAGGCAAAGTTGGCAACGCATCCCAGCTTTCATATTCACCTTCGAGGTCAGCACAGCCATATCTTCCCGCGGAAGCTTCACAGTGTTCTGACGACGGGTCGAGAACCCACCGTACCCGGCGCGGTTGCTCGCCTTTCTGCTGGCGTTCCTTGTCATCCCGGTTCCGGAGAAGACCGGCGCCGATAAACACGGTCGACCAGAACCCGCCGGCATACCCTGCCGGCCTGGCGCGGAGAGAAGCCATAGCTGCAGCGAGCGCGGAGAACTCGAGGGCGTACGTCTTTTCAGAATCGGTGATAAACTCGGACAGCTTCTTCCGGATATCGGGTATCAGGCTTCCATCGACGTACTTCTCATTCTCAGCTATCCGGTCAGCCAGTATTTTCAGTGCTTCCGGGTCAAGCGGTTTACCCTGCATACCAAGCGACATAGCTTCCTTTATACCATCACGGCCTATATTCTTCAACTCATCAGCAAGCAGTAACAGCTGCTCATCCAGGACAATTAAAATAGCAGGGATATCGTCTCCACGCCGGTCGGCACGCCGCATCGCTGCGAGGGCTTTTGTAGACCAACTATCGTAAGCATGAAGCAGTTCAGCTTGGTAAGCGTTCGTTGCTTTCTCTATCTTACCTCTCTCCCGTCTGCCAGTGATACCAGCTACTTCCGCAAATTCAGCATCAGACGATTGTGGCTGTCCAGCCCCAGGTCGTTCAGCACGCCTCATATCGCCGCCACATTCAGGACATTTAAGCGTGTTACAATGCGCCTCCGACTCCATCTGGTATCCACATTCGATACATTCACACAGGTACTTCTCCTGAAACCCCTCACTCACTGTCCACTGGCTTTTTGCTTTTTTTGGTGATGCCAGCCACTCGCCGTTAGGCAAAGCAACCCAGTCAAAGTAAAAGAACGGACTGCCTATCGGGGCAAGTGGCGTTCTAGGACCGATACCAACACCCTCCGGCCTATCCGGCAGATTCAGCATAGACCTTACGAAATCCTCAATGTCTTCACCAGCTGTCAGGACGTTGGCAGACACCATCTCCTTGATATTCAAGATGCTTGCCTTCACATCAGCCTGACCGGGCAGGGCCCAGTCTATAACCGGATACCCGCTTATACCTGGCCATGGATTTAATTTGAACAGTATCGGCACAAGCTGCTGTTGCCAAGTTTCAAGAAGCTCCTGCTGGATACTCCGGAGGCAGAGACTGAAGAAGTCTTGCGACCCTTCTACCAATGCCTGCGTGCCGGCTTGCTCCATACCCAGCATCAGGAACTGAGCAAAGAACCTCATCAGGATTATCTTGTTTAGATCGCGTATAATCTCCCTGATGTTGTACTGCTTTGACCCAGCGCTACTTAATAGTTCAAGCTTCCAGCCAGTTTCAGCACCGACCGGTGGTGCCGGCAGAACAACTCCACTTTCTTCATCCAGCCGTATGTTACGGACAATCGTTTCAGCTGCTTCCTTATCTTCTTTAACAGCGCCCTGCGGCAGTGTGATTACAGGAAGACCAGCGGTATCCCTCTCCGCTCCGATTGCCTCGATAATCTCCAAGTTCTTACGCGTATACCAGGCTCTATACAGCGACCTGAGCGGGCTTGTGCCTTCAGGTGAACGTTTCCTTGAGCGGAAGGTAGAGTGTATCAGCTTCCAGCCTTCAATCGTTATCTCTCTATATTCGTTAGGGTCTTCCTGTACCATCGCCTCAACGTTGAACTCATCATCCATAACCCAGCGCTTCAGCGTCTCCTGACCTCTCGGGTCGAGGATATGAAGACCTATCTTACCGTCTGAATACTGCGATGGTCTGTCGCCGACGGGACCGAGTCTCTTCTTAAACACAGCTTCTGCTACTGACCAGCCCCAGCCAAGCATATCGAGCATATCGAGTTCGTGCTGTCTCCAGCTGTACCGGGTCATATCATCCATACAGCTTTTGAGAAAATCAGCTGCTTCTTGGTCGACTTCATTCCCAACCTCATGTGGCTGGACGCTGACCTCGGCAGCTATCAAAGGCATTTTCATAGAGTCAAGCAGAGTACCGATTACGGCGTCATCCTGCATCTCAATGAATATCTTTTTCTTTCGGCTACCCCTCAGAGCTGATAAATACTCTCCACCAATTTCACCCCTCCATAAAGACAGACCGGGAACACCGGCAACCTGTTGCACTCCATTACCTATTTTCTTTGCCATAACCCACCTCCTCCTACTACTTCATTTTCACAATTAAGCCCGTTATTGTCAATCATTATTCTCTATTTTACGCGTAACCGCACTCAATACTTTCTCAACTGCACCCCTCGAACCGAATATATCAAGTAGTGCCTGCCGGTACCCTTCATAATAAGCCGACGGATGCTCTTTTTTCTTCCTCTTATCAGGAGCTTTCGCAGTTTTATATTTCATGTGCATATCTCGGTTGTATTCTATACCTAACTCTGCAGCAATACGGACTATTTCATCATGCCACCTCTCCTCAACACCACCTCGCTGCGTCCATGTTACGTAACCCATACCCCACTGTGTAAAGAGTGCCCCGTATCCGAGCGTCAGGAACGTCACTATAATTTCACGCTGATGGGCAAGGTAATACTGACTTCGCTCCCAAGTGTTGCCGCCCTTCTGACCTTTGCCAGCTGGCATTTCTGCCTCCTTCTTTTCGGTAACTTGCACGCTTTCTCGGAGCTTCCCTCGTTCTGCCAGCACCTTTTTAATATGTTCTTCGGTTACGGTATGACCAGCCTGCAAGCAGCGGTAAGTCACCTGACCGTACTCCAGTTCTTCTCTGAAGACATCGCCATTGCATATCGGACAGGCTTTCTCAATTAGCAATACTATCCTCTACCTTCGGGTAGATAAAACCCGTGCTCAACCATTGTTTTGTAGAGCGTCTTATTATTCCTGCCAATCAGATACGGCAAGAATATCTGCTCAATACTGACCATCTCGGTCTCCAGAATAGCCATTTGAGCTTCAATCCAGTCCTTGAGAATTCTCCAGGCAACACGGACTGATTGCTCGCGGTCTGGACTACCTTGATGACTCCGGAGTTTACCGCCTGTATATTGCCGTTGCAGGACTCGCAAAACCGCTTCCGGAACTATGGGAAGGCTGAAGCCTAAGTCATTTTCGCCGTGCTTGATCTTGAAGGATATAGCCTCAGCACTACCGGTATCACCATATTCTATCATCACAGCCTTAGCGCCGTGAGCAGCCAGTATCTGCTGAATTTCTCCGGCAGTCTTAGCCGCAGGTATCTTCGTACTATAATTCAATAACGCCATCTCACTCCCTCAATTTAATGCCCGTATCTCACCGGCTGCCTTCTCGTGGTAGACATCTTCTGAGGTACGAACTTCGGTAACCCTTCAAACGTCAGCTTATATCCGTAAATAGTCGGTTTCTTATCAATGACCTTCACTACAAAGGCATCGCACCCATCCAGCTTAATTGTGATTTTATCGCCTATCCCCACTGGCACATGATGTATAGTTTTATCGTTCAATATTATATATTCATCTTCAATCATCTCTCACCTCCATCTTGAAGTCTGACTTACTCCTACCGGGCTGGACGGACCGGCCGTTACGTGAGTCCTCGCCCAGTTCAAGAACTGCGTGGTTGTATCTACCCAGTCATCATTCTTACCGGTCGGGAATATCTCGTGTTCGTACTCCCAGCTCTGACGCCAGGACGCCTCTTCAGGTATGAACACGTTCCCAGCTTCTACCTGAGCGACACTAGCATTGGCCCTTGAAACCTTATCTTTATCGACCTGTATAGCGACTATCGGTACCGTAGTGCTGACCCGCATATCCATAATCAGGTCTTGTCCGGACGCGGCATCCTCTATTAGCACGTAATGCGGTTTGAACTGGTCATACAACTGCTGGAAAGCTATCTTGAGCTGAGGATATGTCAGCTTACCACGCCAAGCATTAAGCAGATAGAACCCACTCTTCACAACAGCCCAAGTTTCACAGGCTGAGTAATCGTTCTCCTTCTTCGCCTTATGCGCAGTGTCCCAGCTCTGGACTATATCAATTATCGGCTGGTACCCATCTCCGGTTATCTGCCATGGTGTTTCACCCTGCTTCCAATAACGCCAGTACTCTCGTTTGAAGATTGCACCTTCCGCCGGCAGCACATTATTCTGAAACATCAGCTCGAACTTTCGGGTCCCGAGGTCTACCTTGCGCTTCTCCAGCTCCGGTATGGTCCAGAACGTCGGGTACGTACTCTCTCCATTCTCATCAAGTGCAGACATATCAAACACCTTCCATCCCTGCTCTTTGAACTGAGCGGCAGGGTCGGACTCGTGCCAGCGCGTACATGTCATTACCGCCCGACTCTTACCCGGGACCAGCCTAGACATCGGAGTAGACTTTACCCAGTCCATCAACTTCTCCCGCTGGTGCTCGGTTGTCATATTCTCTTCATCGGCGATATCATCGAAAAACAATTCCTGGACTGTGGCTCCGAGAATGGGACCGCCTATACCACAGGACTGAACAGTCGGGTCCTTGTCAGCCTGGTCTTTACGCTTAACAAACCACTCTGACTCACCCCAGCCCTTGTTCTTATCCGGCTTTACATCATACAGCAACTTGTAATTATCATTAAAGTCGACGGTATCCCTGAGAGCTACACTGTACTTGTTTGCCTGGCGTGCTGTACTCGATAGGTATATACAATGGTAACCTTCCGTGTCTTTCCCTATCCTCCATCCGATGTAATCAACTAACGTCGGGCTCTTGCCGTACTTAGGCGGTGCCACTATGATGATACGGTCATACCTGTCGTCCTGCAGTACCCGGGCCCACCTCTTCTGATGCTTAGGCATACTGAAGCCGTGTACATACCTCGTGTGCCAGTACAAGCTATGCTTTACGAGTTCCTTTGCCTTTTCAATCTCGCCCATGTCCAGAGGCGAACCCTGGGGCATTATAATCTTATCATCTACTTCTTTTATCATCACAAACTTTCAAACCGCATTTAACTGAGCAAACATATTGATTTTCTCTATGAGCGTGGGTGACTATTACATTGCCACTGACAAACCTGCCACAAGCTTCACAATGCTTTCTAACATTTTTTATAATTGGTTTCATTCTAAACCTCCAACTTCATATGATATACAGTATTAGATTACTGTGTGGTTAGCTTCGTTTTTCATTATAGTTTTCATAATTGCTGGCCTTGACCAAATTCGAGCTAGATCTCGCCACTCTTTTGAGTACTTAATATAATGCTCTGGCGGTTGGCAAAGTTGAGCAAAGGGGATAAATCCTGCATGCCAAACATTTTCAAGATGCTCTTTGGCCTGGTCTAATGTCTGGTTATTAAAAGCTAGTAATACATAGCACCGCTTCCTGTCTCGCGGGAAGTCTTTAAGTAATTCGCCAGCATTGTGGAGTGAATACAATGCCCCTTTGGTATCACAGGCGAAAAACATCTGATAAATATCAAGTGACCTCAATTCCTCAACGTCTATCCATTTAAGAAGTCCAGGATCAAGGCCCCCTGTAAATGAAATTAGTCTTTGAGTACGAAGCATCTGAAATACTTTGTCGGTATGGCTTTTGTTACATTGAAGAAAATTATTATCCTGAATAGCGTTGCCTTCAACAAAACTCTGATTCTCTCGAAGTTTGCCTTCCCGCTTCCACGCTAGACACCAAGGGCACTGATTGTTACAACCCCACGATGTAAAGGTTACTCCATGACTAATATAACGCCCAGGGATAAATTCAGATGGGTAAGCATCGAAGGCTGGTCCACCAATCGCAACAGGATAATACTGTCCCCACGCCCTTGCTAATCTCTCAGCCCTTTCTTTATCCCAAGTAAAACAACATGA